AGTTAAATATGCATCAGTTAAATTTGCAACTTCTTCTAAATATTTGCCTGATAAATCTGCATCAGTTAAATTTGCTTCATTTAAAAATGCACCTTGTAATTTTACACCACTTAAATGAGCACCAATCAATTTTGCACCAATTAAATTTGCACGTTGTAATTTTGCACCAGTTAAATATGCACCTTGTAACTTTGCACGAATTAAAAGTGCACCACCTTGTAAATCTGCATCAATTAAAATTGCACGTTTTAAATGAGCATCAATTAAATCTACGCCTCGTAAATGTGCACCTTGTAAATCTGCATCATTTAAATAAGCACTATTTAAGTGAGCACCATTTAAATTAGCACCACTTAAATTAGCACCATTTAAATTTACACCATTTAAAATTGCACCACTTAAATCAGCATCTTGTAACTGATATTTACCATTTCGTTTTTCAACATTTGCTAAATCTTCTATATTTCTAATACGAAGCATTGGTTATATTATATATATATATATATTGCTTTTTGCCTATAAAAATCCAATAAACTAATATTTTCAATTGTGATTATGAAGTTTTTACATAAAAAAATAATTATATATTTTAATTATTCTAACTAATCTAACTAACCTAGCTATCTAACTACACATTCAATGCAATTTTATCAAACAATGCTTTACGTAGATCTTCATTCTCAATGCGTTGTGATTCAATCTCTTTACGCATATCAGCCATATCCTTCATGACACGTTCGTTTAAGCGTTCAAACATATCAGTTATCTGCGACATAGTATATTCAACCTTTGGAATAGGACGCATATTAACTCTACATTTTAGCTCATAAACCTTTACATTTCCATATCGATTTAATGATCGATATTCTACAGAAGAAGGCTCTGGATACTTATTTGCAATATCCAATGAAAGATATGCATTTGACCATTTATTAAAATGCACAAATAGTATTCTTCCAATTTGCTTGCGATCCTTGTTGAACTTTGGAACAAATTCAATACGATCAACCTCACCATAAAAGGTAAAGAAACTATTCGCATCTAATTCGGTCATTTCATCAGGAACCCATTGAACATAAATACTAGATCCAGTGCCATTCACCCAGTTATTAAGCTGAGACATATCACCTGATTCAAGTGATGCAGGATCGAAATTTTTATGAGTAAGTGGTTGTTGCATTTGAGTAGACATTTTGTTTATTATCTCGAATTTATGTCATTACAAGAGTATGAAAAAAATGAATCAATTTTTTTTATATCCAATAAATAAAATACTTATTATAAAGGGGTTAAAGGTTTTAGATCTATAATATATATATTATAGATCTATGGAAAATATTTCACTATCAATTATTAATTTACGTGCTGATAAAGAAAAGGCATTAGCAGCAAACCAAATACATCTAAATACATCCCCGGATTTCAATAGAAAGTATGAATCATGGGATGATATGATGAAAACCCGATTTGTAGAATCTCTTCTATTAGGAAGAGCAACTAATCCTATTTGGATTGTATTAAATGATGAAGAAGATACTGAAGAAATATTAGATGGAATGCATCGTATTACGACGGCATTGGCTTTTTTAAACAATGTTTTTTCTATAACTGGAAAATACTTAATGAGTTTAGAAAAAGAGCAATATGATAAAAAGAAATTTAATGATCTAGATACAGACAATAAATCACGCATTCGTAATTATAGCTTTTTATTTAATAAATTAGATTCATCTTATAGAAAAGATAAAAATAAACTGAAGGATATGTATGAGTTATTAAATCGATCAAGTATGACTTTAAATGATTATGAATTTAATAAGGTAATTTTAAATCCATTTTATGAAATTATTAGTAAATATAAACCAGATTTTGTTAAAAGTAGATTTTTTGATAAAGATAAAGATTCTCGTGGAAATATTGACGCACAAATTATTGAAATGGTTGTATTATCTGAAGATTTATCAAGTAGTTGGTCTTCAATAAATCATTTAAAGGATCAATGGATAAAATATAAAATTGGTGAAACAGCTGAAGATGTTGAAGAGTTTTTGAAGAAAAATACTATTGAAATCGAAGATAAAATGTCATTTATGATAAAAATTATAAATCAATTTTACCAAAAAAATTTATTTTCAAAAAACAAGAAAACATTCAAGAAATTCTTTTTAATTTACAAATGTATTATTTCAAGATGTTGTCATTTTATTCCATCTATTGCATTATTTAATAGAATAGCAGATGGTATAACAGAAGAAATTCAAAAAGAGTTGTTAATAGATAATATACAAAATAAATTGGGATGTAATTCTAGAAATGCAACCTTTCAGAAAAAAATATTAGAAAAAATTGATGGAATTATACAAGCACCATTACAAGAAGAAGGAATTGCCCGAAAATTTCCTAAAAAAATGATTCAAGAAAAATTAAGTAACCAGAATTCAATTTGTCCATCTTGTAACTTACAAATAGAAGAGAATGCTATTTATGAAGGGGATCATATTATTCCTTGGACAGCAGGAGGTAAAACAATTCCTGAAAATTTACAGGTATTGCATAAACGGTGTCATCAATTAAAACATGCATAAATATTCGTTTATTTCTCAAAAACTTCTCTTAATTGTAATGTTATACAAAAACGTCTATTATTATAAAATCTATTATAAGCCATACCTTTATGTATATAATTAGATGGAAAAAAAACACCCCTATTCATTAAAGCATTAATACACATAATAGATTTAGTATTTGGAATTTTTATTAGAAAATCACCATCCGCATTTTCAATATCTTCATCCGAAATGTCTGTTATATAAATACACAATGAATAGTATGGAACATCAGTGTCATCATTATCAGTATGATAAGCACCAAATTGACCATATGATTGAGTGGCCATCCAAGAACGAAATATTTCTAATTTTTTAGAAGAATATTTTTCTATTTTTTTTTTTATATTTTCAATATAACATTTTTCAAAAGATTTAATAACAAAATGTGTGTTATCAAACTTTTCATCACTACCTGATGATATATTATGTGTAAATTCACTACTATTTATATATTTAACAATTTCATTTAATTCTTCCTTTGATAAAAAATTATCAATAATTTTTATATTTTCCATATAAAATATAAAAATTTAAATTTTATATTATTTTCGATTGTACAATAAGGTTGATCTTTTTGAATAAAATTGATCATTAATACATATTTTTTAGAAATTACATCAATTATATAATGTCAGCAATTCCTATTTTCTCAAACATATTTTATATTTCTATCATAAATTTTGGTATTCTTTTTGGAATTTATAATAGTTTTAAATATTCGATTGAAGAATTACAAGATCAGATTCTATTTTTAGAATCAAAAAATAAAGAATTAAAAAATAAAAATAGAGTACTAAAAAATCAAATTGAAGATATGAAATATGAACCTACACTCATGTTTTGAAATCATATTTATAAATTCATCTTGAATCGATTCTTTTCCTCTTCTAGTTTCATATAATGTTCAATCAATGCTTTTTTTTCCAAATCTAACATCATACCTTTATAATCAACCACCTTTCCTTCAATATCACTAAAATCATAATATTGACAAACTGTTAATGGAATAATCATGAACCATGCATTAATATGTTGTAATCTTTTCCAATATATATCAATTGCATATTCTTTGGATTTATTAGGTTCTCTTAATAATTTTTGTAACCCCTCTTTAAAATTATTAATTAATACATCATAATAATGCCTTTTTACTATATATCCAGTTGTTGTTTGAACATTTAATACACGAATACAAAAATCTGTAACTTTTTGAAAAGGAGGTGTTGTATTTCCACCAATCACAAGAACATCCCATTCAATTCTAGATTTCTGAAATTTCTCTAAATTTTCTAGAAATAATGTTGGATTTGTAAATTCAATATCATCTTCACAAATGAATATTTGATCATATCCTCTTGATTTTGCTAATTCAAGACATTTAATATGACTCATTGTACAACCAACATTTCCAGCAGTCGTTTGAATTGCAGGGAATCGTTCAAGTCTATCTTTCAGACCTAGTTTATTAAATTCTGCGATACAGTGATCATTTCTATCAATCCGATACCCCAAATTAATATATAATATATTTTGCAATAGCTCCATTTTTTATTAAATAGATATATAGAGATCTTTTTATTCTAGTTTTTCATATATTTATTTGAAGACTAGCCGCTTTTTTATGATATTCTAATATTTCATCTAATTTTTTTTCTAATAATTCTAATCTTTTATTAATTTCTAAAAGTTCTCTAACATTTATTTTTTCATATTGAATAGGTTCTTTTGATTCAATTATTAATGGCGTTTGAGAATCAGCTATTTGTTGTGGAGGTCCATAATCTTTTAATTCTTGTTCCCGTATTTTTCGATGTTGTTCAATCAATTCTGACATATTTGTAATAACATCATCTTCAATTTTTTCTGAAAAATCAGGTGATTCTGGAATAGGTTTTTCAAAAAGTTCGCGATATTGTGTTTCTATTTGTTCCATATTATTTGGCGTATTTTCTTTTTGAAGTCTTGAAAAGGACGATGATCTATCTATCGGCAAAGAAACTGGTTCAACAGGTACAACACTATTTTTCGGTTGATTTTGTAAGGATTGTATCATAGTTGACAATGTATTACGATTTATTTGTTTCAATTGTTCTCTTGTGATAATAGATGGTATATTACTATATATTGTTTGTATTTGTTCTTTAAACCAAGTTGTCTTTTTTTTAAGCGATGTATTATCTGGAAAAACCAACATAAAAATCGGTGTTTTTTGAATCATGTCCCAAAGAATCTTTTGGTTTTCAGGTGCTATATATAAAGCCATATATGACATTATATATATTTATGTTTATATGGGTATATATTATGGTTTTATTTTTTCATCTTCTAATAGTTCAGTTGTTGTTATTTTCTCTTTATGAAACGGTATAGGATTAACATCATGAGTATATCCTCTTCGCATATAAGCTAAAGCATCATCTGTTTGACGAAACATTGTCTGGAAATAACTTGAAATATCTGCATACTTATTATTATATTTAATAAGAATATGTCCAAATCTCAATTTTGGTTTATCTGGATGTTTTGGATCCTTTTTAGATTTAATAAGAGAAGGATAAAAATATGCTGTTATTTCCTTGACATTCTTTTTTGTAGTATTATTTTCAGATGAATTTGGAAGTAACCATGATCCAAGTAGTTCAATATTCTTAATAGATCCTGGGAGTATTTTAATTTCTTTTTTTTCATCTGAAGAATCAATCACTTGTATATCTTTATTTTTATCAATTATTTTTTCTATATCTTCTAATATTTTTTTTTTAATATCTGCATCTGTTTCAGGATAACGACCTTGATAAAAATCAAAAATATCTTGTGATACAGAACCACCCATATGTTTACGTGTATTTTTATTATAATTTTTCTTTTTTCGATTTAATAACACCTTTTTATCCTTTCTTGTTTTTCTAAATGACATATAGGTATATATTAATATAATATGAGAAATTATCAATCATTAAAATATAAACTACGATATTGAATCATCATTTTATCTGGTATTTTTTTCTTTAAGAATATATCAATGCGTTGTTTTATTGATAATAACTTTTCTTTCCCTTGAATTTTCCCTGTTAATAATGTAATGAAGAAAAACATGGAATACATACCACATTCTGTATTGGTATGTTGATGACGATTTCCTTCATTATCATATACTTTAAAATGAATAGGGTTCTCTAATTCTAATCCTTGTTTTTTAATACGATCAATTAGTATTCGTACTTCTTGTGGAATTCCATCTCCACCACTATCAAAGTAAAAAATGAAATGATTTTCTATATCAATAAAAAGTGAAACCCAATGTTCTCCACCTTCATAATATTTTGCTAAATTAATAGATATGGCAATCTTTGATTTATGTTTATCGATCCAACCTTTCAATGAGAATTTACAAAGATCAGGTAACACACATTGCCCTCCTTTTTCAACAGGGGTATCATCAAAATCCATTGTAGTAGGTTCAATTAAGACAAAATTAGGATATACTTCTTCATATTGATGTAATACGTCAATAATATCGAAATTAGATATCCATTTATCTTCATCTTTCGAATTTTTCCAATCAGCAGGTTTTTTAGGTGCAAATTGTAGAGTTTTTATTTGTTGTTTTAATGTAGTGTCTTTAATTTGATCAACCCAACACATTTCAGAAGTACAAGACAATCGTTTTTTCAATTGATTCCGTGTTTCAGTTGGTGATTTACTAGTAATAGGATTTTCTGAATGATCTTCATTATATGATTGTTTTATTTTTTCTAAAGTAGTTTGTGTCAAACAACTTTCGGATGCTACTGTTTTTCCTTTTACAGCTGGACTGCAATTTAATTTTTTAAATGTTTTATTTTTTTTTGATTTATTATTTATTGTACTATTTCTCATTCTTATAATAGAACAATATTTGATCTTTTACTAATGTTTTGAATAATATTCCATTGAATAATTTAATCTTTTATTCAATATAGGATTCTTCTTTAATTGAGAACTTGATATATTTACATCTTCCATATGAGATTCATCAAAAAGGGTATCTTGATCTTGTGATTTTTTATATTCTTCGGGGTTCTCTAATTCCTTTGTTTCAAAATATTTAACCCAAGTTTTTCCAAAAGTATCAAGCATTTCATTAACTTCATTTGTAACTTGTATTTCATCTGGATTTGATAAATAATCTGATGTCAATTTCATAATATTATTTGAAAATTTGTGTAGGTTTTCCTTGTAAATACGATTTTCTTCTGCACGTTTTGGATTTGTTTGAGATAGATATTTTTGGTATGTTGATTTATTCATCAAAAGTTCTAAAGTAAGTTGATCAATATCTTCCATGTATATATAGTGCAAATAAACAATATCTACAAATATACCCAACTAGTAAGTGGTTGACCATCATCATAAAAGACAACATACGACCCCCCACGAACTTCATATTTTCCATATTGAAATGTAACTCCAGAACAATTATTAGCCATACAATATTCCATAGCAGATTCTAATGTATTTTCATGATTATTAAAATCATAACCTTTTGGATAATCCATTATATAATATTTATCAAGTGGCTTTGAGAATGTTGATTTATTTTTCAGTTTTTGTAAATTAAGTCGCAAAAATGCATCAGAATCATCTTGTTGTAATAATTCATATCCCAAATTTTTTAGTCTTTCTATCATAGAAGTTACAACAGTTTCAGCAGTTAAAATATTACATTCAAAAAATATTTGATATGGTAGTCTATTATTATTTCCACAAATATCATCTAAATACTTAGATAAAATCACACAATCATGCCCTTCTGTATCTAGTTTCAATAAAAATGCTTGTTCAACATTTTGTTCTTCTAACAGTTTATAAAGAGTTTTTTTCTCAACAATATAACTACTAATATATTGATGTGCTTTCAATTTTCTCTCTTCAATGACTCTTACAACAGTTGGATGATATTTATTAATTGAATTACATCCACGAAACCAATCTGGAAAACCCATTTTGCTAATAATATCTGGATCTATATAATAAATAGAACATTTTCCATTTACATTACTAATAGCACAATTTACCTTTATTATACCTTCTTTATTTGGCACTCGATCTAGATAATATTTCAAAGGTTCAACACAAAGACCAGTCCGTGTTTTATCTAATGAAGATTGAACTCCAAAATCACATGTTCCAATTTCAATACAATCAACAAACATATACAATATAACAAAATGTTTATTTATATACTTATATGCATTTTTACAATATATCCAAAAAAACGAAAAAAAAATTGATTCACTTTTTTCATAATAAATCCATAACATAAATTCAACAACAACGATTCAAATGTCAAACACAATGCTTTACTTAAATCATGTCGCAAATAATGATTTTTCAAATTATGTTACTTTTTGGAAACAATTAAATTATGCAAGTAAAGAAGTAAACAATTCAGTTTTATTGGGTTGTTTCATTTCTATTGTATTTATCATAATGACAATTTCAGCATCAGTTGTTGAAAAGTCAAATGATGAAATAAAAATAAATATGAATCATAATGATACATTTACTTTTGACAATTATCAATTTACGATTGATAATGATGGAAAGCTGAACGTCATTACTGGTGAAACACTGTTAAAAATCAAAAAAGAAGAAAAACGATTAAAGTATAATGAGAACCGTAAAAAGCGAAGACGTGATCTTCATATTGAAGCTGTTGCAGATGAAATGGTTCAAATTGCAGAGGATGCTCACATAAATGAAATGATTCAGATAGCAGATCAAATTCAAATGGAAAATCCTGAACAAAAAAGTCCCAAGAGGTTATATCGTCCAAATGATTATGCACATCGTTATCTGGAAGATGGTGCAGAATTGAAATGTCGCATACGTGACAATTCAGTACGTGTTATTTATCGAAAAGGTATTTCTATGAAATATGATCAGTTTATTGCTTGGTTTGATAATGATGAACGTCCTATTGGATATCCTTCTCTAAATAAAATAGGACAAACTATTGCAAATAAACATGGGATTAAATTTAGAAATGTTTGGAAACTTTTCAGGAGGACAGATGGTTCAATGATTGATAAACTTGATAAATAATATGTAATTACTACGTTGTCAAAAGTCTATAAAAAATAAAAAAGGGGGTATTACCCTTTTTTATTTTACACCCTTTACACCTTTTTATATTTCAAATGCCGACCCATAATCTTTGAATGTGCTTTGCAACGTTACTTTGCAACTGATAAATCACCTTTTATATCCGAGAAATCGCCAAAGGCGATTTCAGGGTTATATAATCGGCGATTTAAAAGTGCAAAGGTGTAATATTTATATATACAACTCTTCATCGTTGTAAAAAAATAAAATTGATCTGAAAATTGTTTTTATATTTTTATTTAAATATAAAATATCAAACAATATGGAATTCAATATTCAAGCTTACTTAGACTCCTTACCTGAAGATATAGACGAAATACAACTAGATAATAGAGGTTTGGAATATCTTCCGGATTTAACAAGATTTACAAAATTAAAAACATTAAATTGTGAAAATAATCATTTGACATATTTACCGCATCTGAATGAAAATTTAGAAAATTTAAATTGTGAAAATAATCAATTGACTTCTTTGCCAACTTTAAATGAAAAACTAGAATTTTTAAATTGTGAAAATAATCAATTGACTTCTTTGCCACCTCTAAATAAAAATTTGGAATATTTAAATTGTGAAAATAATCAATTGACTTCTTTGCCAACTTTAAATGAAAAACTAGAATTTTTAAATTGTGAAAATAATCAATTGACTTCATTACCACCTCTAAATAAAAATTTGGAATATTTAAATTGTGAAAATAATCAATTGACGTATTTACCACCTCTGAATAAATATTTAGAAGAATTATGGTGTATGAATAATAATTTAACTTCTTTACCACCATTTAATGAAAACTTGGAATCAATAAGTTGTTCGAATAATCAATTAACTTATTTGCCATCTTTAAACAAAAAATTAAAAAATTTATGGTGCAAAAATAATTGTTTAATTGCTTTACCAGATCTAAATGAAAATTTAGAATTATTAAATTGTGATAGTAATGAATTGACTGCTTTACCAAAATTAAATGAAAATTTAGGATCATTAAGTTGCAATAATAATGAATTAACTTCTCTACCGAATTTGAATGAAAAAATATCAGAATTATGGTGTAATAATAATAAGTTAACTTCATTACCCGATCTAAATGACAATTTAGATTATTTAGAGTGTAATAATAATAAGTTAACTTCATTACCCGATCTAAATGACAATTTAGAATATTTAGAGTGTAATAATAATAATTTGACTTCTTTACCAAATTTGAATGAAAAATTAGAAACATTAAGGTGTAAAAATAATAGATTGACTTATTTACCAGATTTAAATAAAAATTTAGATACAATAAGTTGTTCAGATAATCAACTAACTTCTTTACCCTCTTTAAATGAAAATTTGCAAGAATTAATTTGTTCTAATAATAAATTGACTTCTTTACCAGATCTGAATGAAAATTTAGAAAAATTACAATGTGGATATAATAGATTGACTTCTTTACCAGATCTAAATGAAAATTTGAAAGCATTATTGTGTTGGAATAATAGATTAACTTCTTTACCAGATTTGAATAAAAAGTTATTACAATTATGGTGTTTTGATAATAGATTGACTTCTTTACCAGATCTAAATGAAAACTTACAAGAATTAAAATGTTATATCAATAAATTGACTTCTTTACCAGATCTAAATGAAAACTTACAAGAATTAAAATGTTTTAATAATAAATTGACTTCTTTACCATATTTGAATGAAAAATTAGAAACAATAGTATATCATTCAAATCCAGTTTGTAAAATAATAAACGGAGAAAACATAAGTGTAATAAAAAAGCAAATACAAACATTAAATAATTTCCGACATTTATATCATTCTTTAAAGTTTAAAAAACAATTTAGATATTGGTTATGGGTGAAAGTAATGGAGCCTAAAATCATGAAAAAATATCATCCTAGCTATCTATTGGAAAATTTACATGAAGATACAGATCTAGATGAAATCTTAAATAATTGGTAATATATGCAATTTATATGCATATTGCAAAAAAATCTAATAGTGAATTAATATCAAAACAAAAATTATTACCATTTTTTGTTTTTGTTGGTTGTTCATTTCTAATATATTCAGAATTCAATATGAAATTGGTATCGCAATTTTCAGAATCAGAATCTGTTTTATTTTTTGAGCTATGTTTCTTAGTTAATAAATGACGCGTATAATCGGTTTTATTATATGTATTGAAATTACAAAGATTACAAACATATTTTTTAGTTTTTTTATCAGTTGAATCTTGTTTTTCTAGTATTTCCATTATTCATATTTTGAGAAAAATCTCTCTAAATATATACGCAAAAAGTTATAATCATTTTTTTTATAAACATCCCCGCTACTTGTCAATATTATTAGAAATAACATATTGTTCAATCTCATGAAACACTTGATGTCTATATTTTTCAACTGCCCATTTTGTTTCTTTCATTTCATGACGTAAATAATCTTTATAAAGATCTTTATAACAAATTGCATTAACCCAAATTGAATTTATATAATATTCATCATCTAAATAGTATTGATTATAATCATTTATAAAAATTTCTTCAAGTTTATATAATATATCATCTGGAATATCATATTGAATACTTTCACATTTAGCTTTAGCAGTTAATACTGATAACATATTCCAATAATAAGAATAACCCAATGTTGCACCTGTACGCATTGGTCTATCTACAATAGTAAATGCATAACCAATAATCGGATCATCATCATATGATTGTTTATCATCATTTATTAATTGATACATATTTTCTCTTGTCATTTTTATTTGTAAAAGACGTAATTCACCAGCATATTGTAAAATTATATAGATCAGTTCTTGTGGTAATTTAATAAATGTATTCATTTGTTATTTTGTTATGTTATTTTGTCTTGTGATAAAAAATGAATCAATTTTTTCTTTTACACCTTTTTACGTTTCAAACGCTGATCATATATGAAAGTCATTTATCGGTGTAAATAAAAAAATATTTACATTTTGGATCACTTAATATGAAGTGAAAACACGTATAAACAATTCGTACATCACAGTAAGTCATTACATAATAATAATAATAATATAGATTATATTATTGTGGAAAGGGTGAGAGAATATCTAGGAATAACAATTTTCAGGTTTGATCAAAATGATATATTTAGATGATTATATTATTTTTGAATTGTCATCATTATTTCTATCAATTCTATAAATATTATATATTATATAATAGTATAGACATGCCAGTATCAAATTTAGGAGGCGGAATACAAGGTATTTCCCCAAAACAAACAATTACAAATTATAAAGCAAGTGACGAAGTAATGACACGTCGTGTTGTAACAAAGTCGTGGAATACTGCATATGCTAGTGGTACCGTAAATGGTTTAAATCGTGTGATTACCCCTTTCCGTGCTGTAGAAAATTCGGGTGATTTTTTATCAAGAAAAAACTATAGTTGTGGTGGCCCAAACCCAACTAATGCTTCAAGACCTGGATATAAAAGTATAATTGGAAATATGTTAAATAATTGTGATGGAACTGGAATTCCTGCTTCTTCTACAAATGTAAAATTTGTACCTGATTCATCTGATTATACAAAATTCAAGAGACAACAGGCCGGAAATCGTGTATATAATGACAGTTCTTTTGGTGGTGATCAACACAATGCTTCATATGTTCCAATGATGCGTGTCCGTAGATTTTAATCATAATACTCACTAATGTTTGTATAATATTCAAATTTATCTAACTTTTCACAAAATAAACATGTTTGATATTCACTTTGTTTATTTTCTATATTTCTAATTTTTAATTCTAAAAGATTAGTCTTATCTTTAAAATGCAGGGCAACATATATAAAATATATGTAAATAATAACTTCAATAAACTCCATTTTATACTTTATTATATTTTTTGATATGTTTCATTCAATTTTTTTTGATATATAATAACATTTGTTATATATCAAAATATCTCTTTTCTATCTATAGATTATATAATATGTACAAATATTTAGCCGAATTTTCAGGAACTTTATTTTTTATTTATATTATTTTAGCTACTGGAAATCCTTTAGCCATTGGAGCTGCATTAGCTCTTGTCATTTTACTAACAGCAAATATTTCTGGAGGACATATAAACCCTGCTGTAACCATTGCTATGGCTTCTTATGGTAAAATCGATACATCTGAAATAATTCCATATGTTCTCTCACAAATCATTGGTGGTTTGGTTGCTTTAGAACTTTTCAGAAGATATCAACTATAAATTATTTTGTTTTATGTAGTAATCTGAATAGTATATACAATCCAACAATTGTAACTGAACCAATATAAAAATTTGCCATTTTATTTTTTCCAATATTAAAAATATTTGGTTTATCATTTGGATCTTCATCATCAAATGCAGCAATTTGTTTTTGTTTTTCATGTACTACATTTTCAATACTCTTAACATCATGTGCATCATCTGTAACAGTAGTAACATAATCTACATTATTTTGCTTCATGATAGGAAGAAATACTACATTTAAAGGGTTTGGATCTTTTGGTTCATATCTTTGATATCTTTCTGTAATAGAATATCCTAAAGTTTGGTTCTCCATGTATATAAACATTCTATATATTTTGTAAATAGAGAACAATCGAATCCCCGCAAGATTTGGGTATTTTTCGCATTTTTCCATTACATTCATATGTAATTTTCGAGAAATCAGCAACACCTCCTTTTACTTCTTGCAACATTTTTGAAAATGTTTCAAAATGCTGGAGAACTGCCCTTGCATATTTTGTTTGAATACCTGGTATCTGACAAAGCATTATTTCTCCAATATTGTTCTCATTAATATTATCTTTTTTGATCTTTTTCACAAAAGAACTATATGATTGTAGTTCACCATTATCTGTCAATTCATTATTTACCTGAAACTCAGGAAGGACTCCCTTTTCTAGAGATCTTTGGATTTTATCTGACATGTAATAAATAATATCAGCAGTTTCTTGTGTAGAAGCTGTTCTGATTACAGAGAATCCTTTAAAATAAGAAAGTGAAGCCATAATAGATAATACCAATTTTTTTTCAGAATAAGATATAGATGAGAACATACCTTCAATAATATAGAGAACATAATGTGAATGTAATCCAGTAGTGTGTTTTAATCTATGTGATTGTTCTTCATAACGTCCATCTTTTATACTTGATAATAAATCGGGTATACTTTTACGTTCAATAATCAATCGATCTAATCCATCATCTGTTCTAAATAAAATATCTCCTATTGGAAGTGGTTGTTTTTCAAGTTGATTTGTAAGCAATGGATCTAGTTTTTGAAGGTTTTCTATTTTTTCCCATAAAGAATGTTCTCGATGGTCAATAATAATTTTCATATTAGAATATCAAAAACAATCTATTTGTATTGTTTTTGATATGAATTTTATATTTTTCTAGTAGTTTACTTTCTACGTTTCATTCTTGCATTAAGACTCTTTTCTACCCATCTTTGTTTAATATCTTGAGAAAGTTTGGTATTAAAATGACGTTCATATTCTTCTGGATTATTATAATACAGTTTGCGACGATTATTAGTATCGCGTTTTGCTAGACAACTTGAATCTACTACAGTAAAATACAAATCTTCAGAAGCAGATGATACCATATCATGAGTTTTAAATCCTGAGATAGCATGGCGAATTTTACCAGTATTTGGTGATGCATACACTTCGATTTTTACTAGATCTTCACCAACACGTGTTTTAAAAGAATAGTAATTAGAATCAGCCTTTTTATATGCCTTTAACATACGCAGCTCTTCAATAATATCACTATTAATTGTAGATAAATCATCTATAGTAACACTAATATCATCATCATTAATAGCATCATTTGGTAAATATTCTTCAGCGTACATAATCTATACTTTTATATTCCTACATATTTATCATAAAAAATATTTATATTGTTTTTAAATATTATTTATGGGTTAGGTATTTAGAGAAAAAATGAATGCGATATATATAATGTATCATTTAAGAACTTCTATTCCACCTATAAAAGAAAATAAGAATGAACGAGAACCTAATGAAGCCATGATAGAAGAATCCAAAGAAGAACCTATAGCAGAATCCAAAGAAGACCTTATAGAAGAATCCAAAGAAGAGTCTATGGAAGAATCCAAAGAAGATATATACACTTCAAACGACACCGAATATTTTGTAGATACTGTTAACATTTTAAATAAATTAGAAGAAATAGAAGATAATAATAGAGAACTTCAAGTATGCATTTTTAAAACTGTTGTTAATGGATATTCACCCTATTTACTTTACCTATTAGAATATGATGAAGAAAGGGATTCATATATATTTCCAAAACAAGGTTCTCAAGAAGTTGATAATGATGATACAATTATACAAAAAATATTATCATTATATCCATTTTTAGCTGACCAGCCTGATGAAACATTTGGTACAGTTGATGATCCATTATTTAAAGGATTATATGAAGAAGAAGATAAAATAACTTTTGTTTATGATACAACCACTTTCAAGAAAGATATATTAGAAGAAGATTCAAATTATATATGGGCAACTACATATGAAATTCTAGGTTCTCAATTAATCTTTGGAAAAACAGTAGATAAATCTGTTATTGATTTATTTAATTCCATTTATGAAAAACATGATAACTCTCTTGATTTCCATCATTTAAAAAATGTGGAAACAAATGAATATATGAGAACCCCATATACATTGTATTTGTGTAAAAAAAATGGTGATAATTATGAAAATATTAAACATTCCGATGAAAATACACAGATTCTTTATCCTAGAGTAGATCATGAAATTTTGGGTCGTTTCTTTCTTTTTTCATCGAAATTATTAAAAGAAGGTTCTCAAATTGAGAACCTAGAATTTCAACGATTTGTAGTATTTATAGATATTGATCCTTCAATATCTATACTATATGTTGATTCTGAGGAAAATGAAAATAAAATGAATCATTTGTATGATGGAACCTTAGAAAAGGAATATCAAATAGTTACATTTATTGAGAATGGACAACAATATTGGTCAGTAAAATCACCTGAACTTTTTGAACCAATTTAATAATGCGATATTTATGCCAAAGTAGAATATTTCCAAGTAGAAGTTGTAGTATTATAAATATAAAGTTTATTTGTAGTTTCATCAAAATATACACTTCCTTTTCCTGGACTAGTTAATTGTGTTGTTGGTAATGATATTATATTTGAATTAAAAGAGAATAATTTTGTATTTGGAGCGTAAGCATAGACCAAATTTGCATTACTGCTCATAGCAAGTCCATAATACGAATTTGACCCTAGTGGCGTTTGTGACCAATTAGAACCATAATTACTTGATGAATATACATATCCATTATTACAAGCTGCTACCATATACATACCAGTAGAACTCATTGCTACTTTAAAATAGTTACCACTTGGGAGACCATAGCTACTATCAACTATACTAAAAGAACTACCATAACTACTTGATAAATACATATTTCCTGAAGTAGATTGCGATAATCCCAATAAAATATATTTTGAATCAAAAGAACAAGCAACCGATCCAAATGAAATATTAAATGGATTATTATATATTATAGACCAAGAACTTCCATAATTTGTAGTTTTCCATACAGTTACTGGCGTAGTATCTCTAACTGATACAGCAGTACTACCATCATATGAAATAGCAACTGATCTCCAAGAATTTGTACTAGCATCTGTCCAGTTACTAAAATTCTGTCCATAATTTGACGAATAATAAGTACCTGAATTAGATGCTAGTACCATATAATTTCCAGATGGTGAAATTTTACCATCTATTGGTGCACCTACGTTACTTATATAATTCCAGGTTGAACCATAATCACTTGATAATTGGCTTGAACCACCATTAGAATTAACCATAATGTATTGTCCGTCAAGTGACATAGATGCTGTCCATTGATAACTTCCTAAAGCTGAAACTGTTCTCCAAGTATTGCCAAAATCATTTGATAAATAACAAGAAGCCCCCCATCCAAGCTTTATTATGTATTGACCATTATACGAACAAGTCATACCTACTCCATTATCATTAGGTGAATTACTTAATTGATTCCAATTTTTTGCGAAAGTGGAAATATTAGATGTATTAGCTGATTGTACTACTTTTGTTGTACCAGCCAATGTTACAAAACTTCTACTACTGATAGATAAATCATTTATACTAGAATCGATAATTGATAGTTTTGTTTGTAATCCAGAAACATCACTTATTACAATTGTAGTACTACCAGATCCAGATAAGGCATTTAAAGATGAATCAATTGTTGATAGTTTTGTTTGTAATCCAGAAACATCAATTATTACAATCTTATTATTAGATAAAGTATTTAAACTAGAATCAACGATTAAAAGTTTTGTTTGTAATCCAGAAACATCATTTATTACAATCTTATTATTAGATAAAGCATTTAAACTAGAATCAACAATTAAAAGTTTTGTTTGTAATCCAGAAATATCACTAAATCCAATACTTGGAATAGTACTAACGATTCCATTTAAAGTTGTGACAATGCCATTATCGACATTTTTAATGTTTAAACTAGCAACAGATGTATTAGGAAGATTTAAAACATTATTAACATTTGTTAAATTTACAAACGACATTTATAATATTAATATATTTATTTTTTTCAAAAATTATATTTTAATATTTATACCATTAACACTTTACTTGGACAAGTGACCCATTGGGTCACTTTCCAATAAAAGTCGAAACTGTTACTACGAAGTGCCTAGAAAATAACATCATATATTAGTGCCCTTATACACTACGCAGTAGCACTAATATATGTGGATTATTTGTATTATGAAGTGTAGGGAAAGGGTTAAATATGCAAACAACATATGCGGTTTGTCCCATTTTAAATGTTCATCGGCGTAAAATTATAAATTTTTATATATAATAATAAAAACATATTATTATATATAAATGAGTTTTAGCAATCTAAACGATACTGATAGGGCCCCTGATAAATATGAACGTACATATTCAGTAAATAAGCTTGCAACCTGTGCGTTTGTAACCCATGTTGTACGTTCTCGAACATCTAATATAGATGCCTCAATAAATAGTATGACTAGTACAATAAGTTTAAAGGCAGATAGATCATATGTTGATGCTTCTTTAAACTTAAGACCTTTAAAAACATATGTTGATGCTTCTCTTAACTTACGTGCTTCACAAACATATATTGATGCTTCTCTTAACTTACGTGCTTCACAAACATATATTGATGCTTCTCTTAATTTGAGACCTTTAAAAACATATGTTGATGCTTCTCTTAACTTACGTGCTTCACAAACATATGTTGATGCTTCTCTTAATTTGAGACCTTTAAAAACATATGTTGATGCTTCTTTAAATACAATCAATAATAAACTTTCATTAATCGATTCATCTTTAAATGCCTTAGCTGGATCTGGTAGTACTACAATTATAATAAGTGATGTTTCTGGATTACAAACAAAACTATCATCAATTGATTCATCTTTAAATGCACTCATTGTTGATATTAGTAATAATACATCTAATTCTGGAAGTAGTGGAATAACTTTAGATGAAGCTGTTCTCCAAATCGAAATTGAAGGAATGAGAGATATCCCATTATTTGCACAAAATTGGATGCAAAACACAAGTGTTAATTATAGTGCACATAGTGCTGGTTGTTCGAATACAATTTCATGTTCAGGAAATGGACAATATATTTTTATAGGATTACAAGGATCATCTATTTCAAATACAGTTCCACAATTATCAAAAGATTATGGTAATACATGGTTAGATGTTTCTCCACCATTTGGACAATCATTTGAAAATGCAACAGCTTCTGCAATCAGTTCTACTGGACAATATATGATTGCTATTAATACCGCAAATGGTGTATCCACATCTAATGGTATTTTCTATTCTTCAAATTATGGATCAACATGGATATGGGGCAATTCATCTGGAACACCTACAGATAGTGTAGCTATTTCATCTACTGGAAAATATATGCTTTCTGCTACATCAATGTATCTTACTATTTCAAAAAATTATGGTACGAATTTTACATCAATTAATAGTCTAAATAATTTAATAGATCCAAGTAATGGTTCGTTCAGAGGATATTGTCATGCTGTGGCTATGAGTACCGATGCATCAATTATGTATACTACAACACATTATCGCGTGTGGAAATCTACTGATTTTGGTAGTACATGGGCAGTATCAAACAATACTGGACAAAATTATAGCCATATTTCTTGTTCTGCTAATGGAAAATATGTTCTTGTCTGTCCATTTCAAGGTGCTGGTGATTTATCTAATAATTTATTTGTATCAAAAGATTATGGAGTCACATTTTCATCTGCAGGTGATGTACATTCTTATGCAAAAGGTTCTGTAAGTGCATGTGGTAGATATATGTTAGCAACAGATGGTGGGTATTATGGTTCTTATAATAATTTCAGAAAGGGATATGTATATGCATCTGATGATTATGGAGTTACATGGAATCAAATAAATGGTACAAATGGCTATTATACTGGAGTTGCAATGAGTCATAGTGGTAATATGATATATACACAATCATCCAAATATTATGGAGATGTTGGTCATTTATATGTTTCCAATTCAAATTATTCAACATGTGTTCAAACAGTTGCCCCATATGGTTCTGTTCCTGGAGGATCCATGTATTTTAATCAATCAACTGGTAAATTAAATATTTATAATAGTGCACAAAGTGCTTGGTATTCAGTATCACTTACACCACCGATGTAATATTTTACTTGATCAAATTATCTGAATCTGATTCAAACAAATCCATAATCATCGGGAAAATTGTCGATATAACATGTGCACACTCAAATGCAACTTCACGATGTTCTTTTTGTGTTCCATTTGAACACCGTAATTTGATATAATGTATCCATGAACGCAATGTTCCATTCATATACATACGTGAAACTGTCATACCTTCAGGGAGAACAGCACGTGCTTGTTCTTTTGCAATACCACTTGATATTGCCCAATCATATGTCTTTTTTGAAAGTTCAGCCAATTCATTTTGTTTTACTGTCCATTCAAACTCCAATGTAGGGTTATCTGTTTCAATACTATTTTGACGGTTTTTATGATCTTGTAATCTTGCTTCTCGTGTTTCAAATCCAAGTGATGCAACAGCATATCTCTGTGAAAATTCCTGAAAAGAAAATGAGCGATGTCTTAAAATCTGTCTACAAATATCACGGGTTGTTTCAATTTCTAGGCAAATCGAAACCATCTCAAATGGTGACCAATGTTGATTTTTTATTAAATATGATAAAAGACGTTCATTTGATTCTGTATTTAGTTGATTTGTTGGATTGGATACCCTTGCACAATAAGCAACTGAATCTTGAATAGATTTGCTTTGTTCTGATTGCGAATAGGAAATAAGTTTTACTTGCATTTTATTTAATAATATAAATCATTTGATTTTATATTATTTTATGATATTGTTTTAGAACATCGATAAACTACATTTCATCCTTCATTTCACTCTATTTTTGGTAATTATGATGGATATTTTATGTTATTATCAGGATTATTATATATGATTTATTTTTAAGGCACTTCGTAATAAGAGTTCCAATTTACTACGAAGTACAATGAATGTTTGTTCAATTATAAAGTCAAATAATGTAATTATTTTTATTATAAAAAATATGAAGAATATATATATATATATGAAGCAAATTATAAAAAATATAAGAAATATGAAAAATATACAATTATATTTTATAATAATTTTATTTATAATGTTAATTATATTCTATTGTATTTTTCAAAGAAGAATTAATATTATTTTAATGTTTTTTATGTATGATATATATGCTTTATTTGGATTGTGTTGGCAAATACAACCTCAATATTGTTCACCTATGAAATTTGGTTTTAAACCTGTCATGCCTATTGAGTTCTATGCTGAATTTAATAAAGCAATTTTTCCACGTATACCTAGTGGTGATAATACTTTAAATAAAGAGGAAGTAATAAGAATATGTGATAGAAATTTAGAATGGTTGCAAAAGAATGGAGAGATATGTGTTAAACCAGTAAATGTTGAAATAATACATATAAATGATCCAGAATTTAAACAAAAAGTATTGTTTTATCTAAAAAATGATTATCCATTTGTTATGCGTGGTGTTGAATTATCATGTTTTAAAACTATGAGATATGATAAACTTATGAAAACTGCTGGTAATGATAAAGTGTATATGAGTCCTAGTTCAGAAGAAACATGTACTGATAATATTTTTACTGAGCTTAAAAATATAGAAAAAAATAAATGTTATATAACAAATTCAACAAATTTATTTAATAATTATGAAAATTTATTACCTGATTCTGATATGGATATTATTAAAAATATAATTGATGGTCATATGGAAAATAATAGTAAACAATTGTTTCTAGGTATTACAAAAGGAACAGGAACTGCATTACATGCAGCATATACAAATAATTTTTATTTAATGATTCAAGGGGAGAAAAAATGGACATTCTTTAATCCAAATCAAATAGCATTATTATATCCTGATTTTCAAAAAAAAGGTATTTATATGACATCACAATCTAGATTTTTAAATGCAGACATTGATTCAGTATTTGATAAATTTCCATTGATGAAATATGCTGAAAGATATGAAGTAGAATTGGAAGAAAAAGATATATTATATAACCCGATGTCATGGTATCATTCTGTATATAATAAAACTGATATTTCTGTTGCATGTTCAACCCGTTGGAGCAGTAAATTTGTTGTACCAGATAATTATATGTTGCGGTATGGTCATATGATAAACCCTGAATTAAGAAGTTATGTTAAAGAAATATATATACAAAATGGCGTGTTAGGTATATCACAAATTGATGAACATAAACACATGATTGGTCAGGATAAAGATGCTATTCCATATTGGGATAAATATACAAATGATTCACATAATCTTTGTAAAAATGAGGATTGTTCAATTAATTGGCACCACCTTTGAAAAGGTGGAATCAGACATATTTATCTAGATTATATACAACAAAATTCCATAAACAAAAAATAAGTATTATTAACCCTTTACTTGGACAATATATAATTTATTTTTTCAATAACCAAATAAAAAATTGAATAAATAAAAAAACAAATACATTTACTACAATTTTCATGGGAAATAATATAAGTAATCAAAATACATTAGAAAATAATAGTTGTTTAATTTGTTGGGAAATTATAGATGATATTCAACAATTATCAAAATGTGTTAGATGTAATATTGTAATGCATAATATATGTGAAGAATTATATAGACTTGAAAAAAAATATTGCAAATGTCCTCATTGTTGTAGAATTGGGACTATAGGATATATGAAAATGAAAATATAACACAAAAATTAAGTATTATTCGCAGAAAGTGGTGATATTCGATCATCATCTGAAAGTTCAACAGGTTTTTCTATCGCAAATTCTTCAGTATTTATAATAGTATCCTCATATAGTCTATCCAATACATACATATTATACACATCTTCAGGATTAATTTCAGGATTATCTTCAGGACTTTTCAATATTTTATTATAATTTACATCCGTATTAGAATACATCATTTTTTCCAAATGTAATATTTCATTATCTTCAGAAATTTCAGATAAATTCCCTTGAATATTTTGTTCTATGATTTGATTATCAGATAAATCTAAAGAAATGCTATTTTGTTTCACATCTTCTGTATCACTAGATATTGATAAATCTAAAGAATTGTTATGTTGTTTCCCCTCTTCAGTATCGCTTGACAATGATAAAAAAGACATATTATTTTGTTTTCCATCTTCAGTATCAGTTGACATGGATAAATCTTCATTACCTATATTTTCATTTAGTTCTCGTAATATATTTTTATCAATATGACATTCTTTCAGATCATTCAATGCAATTTTTGTATTTCCACGTTCTATAACCGAATTTTCTAATTTAATATCATTATTTACTTGACTTAACATTAATTGAAGTTTTGTGGTAAACCGTTTTAAATATTTCAAATGTAAAGTATGAAAAAATTCAATAAATGTCATAAAGAGACTTACTTTTTCCTTTATAACATTATTATTATAATTAAAACTATGTACAAAACTATCAATATTAAATCCTATTTTATTTTTTGTTTGATATTGTCGTAAATCATATTCTTTCTTTATGACAAACCCATTTAAATAATGAAGAATTCCTAATAATAATTCATGCAAACTTTGAATATAGTGAATTTCATATTGTTTAAAGGGTTCTAAATCTTTGTATACTGGATACTGGTTTTGGTTAATTTGGATCAATTCTAATATTTTTTTATCAGGAATATTTTCAACTACATATTCTATTATAATTTTGAAAAGTTTATAATAATCACAATACATTCGATTTGTTATGGATAAAAAAATGCGGTTCATATCTTCATATTCAATATCAATTAAACGACCTTGAAAATGAAACGAATCCAAAGTAAAAACTGAAATTTTATCTTGATTCTGTGATATAAAATCGGAATAACATTCTTTTATTTTTTGTATACGAGAATTTAATAAATGAAGGGTTGATATATTACTCTCTTTTAATTGTAAAATATCAATAAAAGTATTTTTAAGTATGGTAAAACGATCTTCCATTTTTATATATATAACAAATATTTTTTGTTATATTATGTTTTACAGCATTGAAGAATTGACATAGGACACTCAGCTGTTGTTTCTTGAATAGATTCCTTCACTGTTGTATCTAGACAAATATAAACATAACGGTTATATCCATTATAATCACGAAATTCAGAATCATAATAACGATCCACAAAAATCACACCATCTTCTGTATTTGGTAAAAAGTCGGTGTTTTCAATAGGTATTCCAGTGATTTTTTCCCATTCGTCTTGATTAATTTGATATGCGTATAAAGCTCGATCTTTTCTACATGTTGCAGTATATTCACTGAAAATTCGATTTTCAGTGAAATATTTAATTAAGGCATGAATGGAATCATTTTCCTGTAAAATATTCCTAATGGTATTTCCAACTGGTGTAAAAGCGTTTGATTGCATTTTAAATTTATCTGAAATTGTATATCAATACGTTTTTTTGAAAAAAATAAATCAATTTTTTTTTGTCATAAATATATATAAATGAATACAACATCACGTGATGAAAATTCTCAAGATAAACAATTATTATTGTCTTCAAATGATTCAAATAGTGCACTTCCAAAAGATAAATATGAATGGTCTGTTGAACATGAACGCATTCTAGCAGAATGGGCTGATAAGGCTATGTGTTATCGTTGGCTTCATTCAAGTTCACATAGTTTATATTCATTTTTGAATGCATTATATACTGTCCCTTGTATTATTATTTCAACATTAGCTGGGACTGCTAATTTTGCACAAGCTCGAGTACCAGAAGAATATCAAGCCATGTTTGTAATGTTTGTTGGTGGAATTAATATTGTTGGTGGTATTATTAGTACAATTCAACAATTTTTGAAAATAACACAATTAAATGAAGCACATCGAGTTGCGTCTATTTCATGGGATAAATTTTATCGTAATATAAAGATTGAATTAGCAAAACATCCGAATGAACGTATGCATGTATCACATATGTTAAAAATGTCAAAAGAAGAATTTGATAGACTTATGGAAACAAGTCCAGATATTCCTGATAAAATTATTTCACAATTTAAAGTTAATTTTGAAAAATCAGAAGATTATACCAAAATATCAAAGCCAGAGATTTGTGATGTGTTAATAGCAACTGATACATTTAGAAATCCATGGTTTAATGAAGAAAATCGAAGTAAACGCTCAAATGAACTCGTTCAAATAAATACAGCATTGGAACAACAAAAGAATAATATTAAACAGCAAAATATAGGAGCAATTCAAACATTTAGAAAAACATTTACAGATCTTCATCATAGAGAACCTTTGGAAAATGAAATTATTACTAATTTAGAAGAAACAATTGATAAAAATATTATAAAGGATTTATTAATAGAATTATCAATATCTTCTCCATTAGGAAAAGTATAGTGGTTATTCATCATTAAATAAATTTTCAGCAAGTGCTTCTCCTAAATTAATTCCGACTCCAAAACCAAATCCTTGACCAGCTGCTCCCAATACTGTAGGATTTTGGTTTTGTTGCATCTGATTTTGTTGCATCTGATTTTGATTTGTTATAAAACTAACTTTTTTCTCTCTGGGAGCAATAATCTTTTTTTTATATGTTTTCTTCTTTTTACCTCCAGATTTCATCACTCCAGATTTCAACATATTCTTCTTAAATGATTTTTTGCTTGCCATATATAATATTCTGAGAAAAAATATTATATATACAAAATTCTATATAGAAATAAAAAATAGAAATATACTACATATAAATATGGAATCTATGCCTGAAATGAAAATACCAGAAAAATTCTATTCGATAATAAATGATTTTATTTCTGATTTATCAACAACATTTCCTGAATATAGTTATCTTTGGTCAGTTTGGACAGATCAAGAAAAAATCCCTGAATTATATCAATATTGTTTAACTGTCTATCCTGAACGATTTTTTGATATTTTATATCAAAACGATACTGTTTTTGATTCAAATTCTGAAATGAATACACTTTTTCTACCTAATGTTGAATTCAAAATGCTTTTTGCAATTCCAGATATCAGTGAAAATACAAAAAAAACAATGTGGAAATATTTACAATTAATATTAATGACAATTATGAGTAGTATTAAAGAAAAAACTGCATTTGGTGATGCAGCAAATTTATTTCAAGGTATTAATGAAAATGATCTTCAAAGTAAGCTAAGTGAAACAATCAATGAACTTTCACAATTTTTTGAAAAATCTTCATCTGAAGATGCAAAAGAAGATACAAATGATCAAAGTAGTACCAAAGTAGATGATGATATTCCAGATTTAAATGAAATGCCAAATGTAGATGATCTTCATGGCCACTTAAAAGGACTTTTCGATGGTAAAATAGGATCTCTAGCAAAAGAATTAGCAGAAGAATTATCAGAAGATTTAATGGGCGAATTTGGAAATATGGATAAAAACACTTCTACCAATGAAATTTTTCAAAATATTATAAAAGATCCATCAAAATTGATGGGTATGATGAAAAAAGTAAGTTCAAAATTGGACGAAAAAATGAAATCAGGGGATATTTCGCAAGAGGATATTATGAAGGAATTAAGTGAATTAATGGGAAATATGAAAGGTATGTCAAAAGGCGGAGATATGAAAAATATTTTGAAAAAACTCATGCAAAAATTTGGACCCATGTTGAAAGGAATGGGTGGTATGGAAAATATGGGATCTATGGAAGAAATGCTGCAGAAAATGATGGGGTCTTTTACACAACCAAAAATGACACAAATGAATAGTATACAAAAACATAAAGAAAGAATGCGTGCCAAGTTGGAAAAGAGAAAGAATGATGCCCTATTAGAATCAAGTAAAAAAGGTGAAATTCAATCAACAGAAAATCCTAATCAATATGTCTTCAAGATAGATGGAGAAGTTCAAGAAAAAAGTACATTAAAACCTATAGATCAAGGAGAAATAAACGCTATGCACGATGATTGGTTAAATGAACCTATTACTGAGAAACAACCAAAAACAGGTGGTAAAAAGGGAAAGGGCAAAAAGGGGAAAAAATAAATGTTTTGTAAAATCAAATATATATACAAAATATATATGGGTCTTTTAAAATATATTAATATTCCAGTATTTATAATAAGTTTAGCTATTGGACTTTTTTTCGTATATATATATCAATCAGATAAGAGAACTATTTTTGTTTATCCCAAACCAGATAATGTTGAATCTATTCAATATAAAGATGCAACTGGAACATGTTTTAAAGTAAAACAAGAAAAAATGGCTTGTCCCAAAAATGAAGGGATGATTTCAAAAATTCCAGCACAGAACTAAAACAAATAAAAAATAAGGAAAAATTATTTTTAAATTCATAGTATATATATGAATTTAAAACGATTATTAAATACTAAAATAGGTGTTTTTTTAATATCTCTTATTTTAGGATTAGGTTTAGCTACTTTATTTTATAAAGCATGTGATGGAAAAAAATGTATTAATTTTAATGGACCACTTATTAGTGAAATTGATGGAAAAACTTATAAATATGGTGAAGAATGTTATAAATATACTGTACATTCTGCACCATGTGATCCCTTGAAAAAAACTGTTGAATTAAGTTCTCCACCAAAGGAAGGTTCTCCTCAATAGATTCGTATAATAATAGATATATTTGATATTTAATATTATATAGTTATGAATGATAATATTTCTATGACACGTATAACCGATTTACCAGATGCAACTGGTCAAATGCCTTCTGATATGTATGCTCCAATTAATGCTCATCCAAATCCATATGGAATTTCAGCTCCACCACCAGGAGGAATTCCACATCCTTCTCCAGAAGGATCATTTAATAGACCTTTAACACAAAATACAATATCAGAAGATCAAATTGCTGCTCTAAGACAAATGCCAACACAAAGACTGCCTCAAAGAGATATTCCAATAGAAACACATCAATATATGCATGATGAAGAAATACAACCAAATTATATTCCAAAACCTAAACTAACTTCAGATTATATTCAAGAATATCAAAAAACAACGGATCGTAAAATCGAATCATATGAAAAAGAGAAAAGGAGAGAACGAAACATTGAATCATGGATTAACGAACTATATCAACCCATTATTATAGGACTTTTATATTTTATTTTCCAATTACCTATTATAAACCGACTTGTTTTCCAAAGATTCACTTTTTTACAAATATATAATGATGATGGAAATTTTAATCTATGGGGACTTGGTCTTAAAGGATCACTTTTTGCCACCTATTATTATTTAGTACAAAAAAGTATGGCAGTATTAAGTGAATTATAAAAATGAAATATAAAGGGTTCTCCATTATATAAATATAATGTCTTCTTGTGAATATTTTCTATTTAAAAAACCAGTTAACACTGATGTAACACAAGAATTAGATACACAGATTCTAACATTTAATCGTAAAGAGAACATTTATTTTTTACCAAAAACCAATTTGCCTTATTATAGCGAATTTGGCCTTTTTGAGAAACCATTAATTGAATGGGTAAAACAATTTTGTCGTAAAGATCAAGTATTTCTAGATATTGGTGCACATACTGGTACATATGCAATTACTTTGGCAGAATATTCACAATCTGTATATGCATTTGAACCTCAGAAAATGACATATTATGCTCTATGTGGTGGTGTAGCATTATCAAACATACATAATATTACATGTATACCTTATGGACTAGGATCAGAATCACAGATTGGAATTAAAACACTTAACATTGTAAGTCCAGATGGAGGTGGATCAACACTACATACAAATTCTATGCCAGTATTATCTACAGAACAAATTGAAATAAGAACACTAGATAGTTTTTCCTTTGAAAATATTGGATTTATAAAAATGGATGTTGAGGAAAATGAATTAGAAGTATTAAAAGGTGCTCGAGAAACACTTCGTAAATCAAATTATCCAACAATATTATTTGAATCAAATGAAAATAACCCCCCATTATTTGACTATATTAATGCTAATGGGTATAATATTATACCTATCCAAGGACAAATCAATATGTTTTTGGCAGTATATAAGAGATAATTTGTACATATATGATACATACCATATATGAAATTATTTTTGTAGATATTTCGATAATATCTTTGCTATTTTTTTATTATTAAATAACAAAGATTGTTTTTGGGTTCTCTTATTTTTATTAATATTATTTTTGGTGGTTCTTGTTTTAGTTTTAGGTTTTTTAATCTCACCCTCTGCAAATGTTTCTTCTATTAGACTATCTCCAGTATTAGAAATATGTTTATTAGGAACATATTTAAAAAAATATTCATTATATTCTGCAGTTTCCTTTTTACCTTTTAATTTTTTAAACATTTCTGCTTTTTCAGAACGCATATCTTCCAATGTTTTCTGCTTTCCATAGCAATTAATGCTAAAACGTTTTAAAAGTCCCCTTTGTTCCAAACGATTCTTTTGTTCAACATCAAACAAAAATTTTGCCATACATAGAATACGTTCTTTATTAAAATATTTTGCATCAGTATATAAAAATGCCAAATAAAAACTCAACATGGTGTCAATAGTAGCTACATTAATTTCATTATTACCTATATGAATAGTATTATAACTATAACATGCAATTGGTTCGAAAATAAATGCAACACTTTGGTTATCCACAAAAATCTCAATATGTCGTGGAATAACATCATCATAACTTTCATGATTTACACTATGAACTTGATTAAATCCTTTATCTTTCAATCTTTCACAAACAATTAATGCACAGCGTTCAGGATCTTCAGATAATACATCAAAATCAGGAACCTTTCTAATAAACCGTTTTTTTTGTTCATCCATATAGCGAGAATAAAGAGAATTTGCATATCCACCAAAAAAGATAACCCCCTGTTGAATAAATGAATCACGAACAATATAATACATATTTTCACCATCTTCTTTAGAAGAGCCTTTATTTAATTTTCTTTGAAAATCAATGTTCTCACAATTGAAAGTAGTTTGTAAAGGATAATGTTTATTTAATAATGTCAATCTTTTAAATACCTTTTCCCATCGACTAACATCACCAGCAGGTCGAGATAGTTCTAAAAACATAGACATACGTAAATAATCTGGAGGTGCATAATTAATACCAGCAATTGTAATAGCATCTTTATGAATAGCATGATAAATAACTGGATGTAATTGTGTAATATCTGCCATAGGAATAAAATTAACAAACACCTTATATGTACCTTTATGAACCCCCGATTTTGCCTCTGTTTCAGTATATCCAGCTTCATAAAATAAATTAGCTAATTCAATAGCATCGTCTAATGCATCAATAGAATAAAAATCATAATCTGGAACTTCAATATCACGATTATAGAATTGATCATATTTTGGTAAAATATTATTAATTGCAGTACCACCATAACAAACCAACTTTTTCTTAACTAAAAAATCTTCAACAATACGAATCATTTTTTTTACATCTTCACTATTTGCTATTTTTGACTTTTGTAATTCATCTGTTTCATCTACTGCATTTCTTAAAATAGATAATTCACAATCTTCAAATGACATATCATCATTACATAAATCAGTATGATATCGTTTATATTTATATTTTTTTGAAGGAATTGCAGGTTTATGTATAATTGTATTCATATATATAATTATAATATAATTATTTACCTGAAAAAGCACCTGGATAACTAGAACTAATCAGATTTGGATCATTTGCTTTTGCATATCGCAATACACTTGATAATGGAACAATTGCTGCATTTGCATTATTAAAAATAGCTTCATAATTGTCTAAATAACTGTCATTTGACCATATTGCCATAGGAGTTATTTGAATCCCTTTTTTTTGAATAACGGAATAAACATCACTATTTGATTTTGATCCTGTAGGTAATAATTGATATATCAATACTGGTGGATTTGTTGTGAAATTATCTTTCAAAATCATAGGAATAGATGCACTAATATCACTAATTTGTTTTTGTTGAATGGTTGTCATAAATGTGTTATCATTACTACTAATATTAATTAGTTTATTCAAATTAGTAGAACTTTCTTTATTATCACTATCATTTGCAGTATTATTATTTGTATCCATAACAATAACTACTTTACCCAATAATTGATCAATAGTTGTAGTTTTTGTAATTCTATCTGAAAATACACGAGTAGAATAAGATGACGATAATCCATCAAGTATTCCCTTTATTTGTGTCATTATCATTGCATTATTTGATTTATCACTAGAAAATAAGGGTCTTATTTGAACAAAAATAGGATCTCTAGGATTTGGTGAATCTGGTGATATAAACCCATGAGTGAAAATTTGTGTGAATATTTCAGGAAAAGCTACTGATGTAGCAGTTGTTTGAACTTCTTTAAAAGTATCATCAGTAGTATAATTAACATTTGTACCATCAGAAGTGCAAAAATCAAGCCATCTATACCCCCTATTTAATGCATATTTGATCATCGATGAAGATAAATCTGTTCCATTATATGCAGTATGATATGAGGCCTTTATGAAAAATTGTTTCAACTGTTTTGCAGTTGATGGATCAGTAATACCATTTGATTTTGTCAATGAATTCATATTTATACTACTAATTGATGGACCACTCATCAATGGTGTAAAATGTTCAATCCGTTGTTTTTGTAAAATAGCACTTCGTTTTAAAAGAAGACGATATAAAATATAAGTGAAAAGAACAATGATTGCTAAAAGTAGTATTTTTCTCCAGAAATCCATTATATATATCTATACATAAAGGAAAATAAAAATATATATATAATAGTATTATAAGATGGCAGGTGGATTATTAAATCTTATATCCAATGGTAATAATAATATAATTTTAACTGGAAATCCTACAAAAACATTTTTCAAAGTAACTTATGCCAAATATACAAATTTTGGTTTACAGAAATTTCGTGTTGATTTTGAAGGGACTCGTGATTTACGATTAACTGAAGAATCTACATTTTCATTTAAGATGCCTAGATATGCCGAATTATTAATGGATACATATATATGTATAAATCTTCCATCCATATGGAGTCCAATATATAATCCTGTTTTACAAACAGGAAATAAATGGGCACCTTATGATTTTCGTTGGATACGAAATTTAGGCACAAATATGATAAAAGAAATTACTATTACATGTGGTTCGCAAACATTACAAAAATATTCTGGTGCATTTTTAGGAGCAATGGTTGAAAGAGACTTTACCTCTGAAAAAAAGGATTTATTTAATAATATGAGTGGTAATATACCAGAATTATTTGATCCAACAAATGCATATACCCGTCAAAATACTTATCCTTCTGCTTATTATACATCAAATTCAGTTGGTGCAGAACCATCTATACGTGGTAGAAAATTATACATTCCAATTAATACATGGTTTACATTAGATTGTCGTTGTGCTTTTCCTATGATTGCCTTACAATATAATGAATTACATATAAATGTAACTTTTAGACCAATTCAAGAATTATTTCAAGTTCGCGATGTATTTGATCATATTAATGATTTTCCATATATTCAACCAGATTTTGGATTACCTCAATTTAATATGTATTCGTTTTTACAGACCCCACCACCAGATATTTCAATACCAAATGCTTATTCAAATGTAACAAATGTATGGAATGCTGATATTCATTTAATTTCTACATATTGTTTTTTATCAGTAGAAGAATCCCGTAGATTTGCAGCAGAAGATCAAGTATATTTAGTAAAAGATGTTTTTGAATATAATTTTGAAAATATAACAGGAACACAAAAAGTGAAATTAACATCAAGTGGGATGATTTCCAGTTGGATGGTGTATTTTCAAAGAAATGATGTTAATATGAGAAACGAGTGGTCTAATTATACGAATTGGCCATATCATTCTATTCCAATTGATGTTGGTCTAGCCCCTATAATTGGTATAAAACCACCAGGATTAAATCCAGATGGATCTCGAACTGGTCTCTTTATTACAGGAGATTTAGTTCCTGATAATCATAAAGATATTTTAGAAACGATGGCTATTGTTTTAAATGGAGATTATCGTGAAAACACTTTAGATAGTGGTATTTATCAATATATTGAAAAATATACAAGAACAAAGGGATCTGCAAAAGATGGAATCTATTGTTATAATTTTTGTTTAAATACGGATCCATTAGATTATCAACCATCAGGAGCAATTAATATGAGTAAATTTCGTTTAGTTGAATTAGAAATATCAACATATGTTCCACCATTTGATAATGCAAATATTGGATATAATTTAGTATGTGATGCAACAGGACAACCAATTGGTATTTCAAAACCTAACTGGCGTCTTTATGAATATAACTATAATATGACTGTTTTTGAAGAACGTTATAATATTTTATCATTTATTGGAGGAAATACTGCTATGTTATACGCTCGATAATCATATATAAAATCTAATTATATATTATTATGACATCAAAATGGAGGAAAGATACAAAGGAATCATTTATAACAAAAAAACCAATTATAGAAGGGGCAGAATTTGCCATTTTTGATAATTCATATTGGGATGGTAAAGACCAATTACAAATGGAAAATTCAAATACAAAAATAATAAATGTGATAAATAACATTCGTGATACAATTACATATCCACTTACTGTAATAAATGAAGCAACAGATAATATTATTTTTACTTTTTTGAGTGTATTTGTAGAAAAAGATCCCTTATGTAATACATCAATTAAAGAAGATGACAAGAAGAAAAAGAATCAAAAGAATCAAAAGATATCAGGTCCATTAATTGATACGAATTTATTATGGATTTCAGAATCTTTTCGAAATTTATCATTCATGGAAGCATTCACTGAAGGTCTTGAAGATGGTGATGCAGATAATATAGATGCAACAGCAACAGCAATATTAAATAATGATGCAGCGGCAATTGAAAAAGTACGTCAAGATTCAGCATTAATTCCTGCTATAATGCAAACAGGGTTAGGACAACAATCCGTATCTGGATCTGTATCTGTATCTGGAAAGCAAACAGGATTAGGACCGCAATCTGGACAACAATCGCAATTAGGACCACAATCTGGACAACTTGGACAACAAACTTCAGGACAAACCTCGGGAAATACAGAAGTAAAAAAAATTGGTGGAGTAGTTCTACCAACAAATTCTATTGATATAGATGGATTACAACAATTAATTTCAGAACTTCAACAAAATCATTTAGGTTTTATGAAAGATACTGATGTATATTATTCAATTCGTAATAAGGTTGCAACCTATTATATGCAACAATTATCGAATTATGAAACAAAACAAAAAAAATATTTAGATGTTTCTGGTATTTTTGATTTTAACAATAATTTTGACAATAATTTAAATGATCCATCCATTCAAATGATTATTAAAAATATTAAATTAGATTTTAACAAAACAAACACATTAACATATTCAATAGATCTTGGATTAGATAATGGGTTACAAGGCAGTATTTTACAAAAATATTCATATATAGATTATAGTAATAATTTACAATTTTTAAATCAAATAGCAATTTATCTTATTCAACAAAAAACAAACGAAGAAAAAGACAGAGCAAATTATAATTTTTATACATCATACAATTTTTCGCTTGAAAATCTCCCTATACAACTCATTAAAAATATTACATTACCATCAGAAAAGAAGTTATGGTTAACATTTAAAACTTCTAATGTAGAACAGACATCAATACCAAATAAAATTGTAGAAGATAATAATTGTATAAATGGGTTTTCAAAAAACACATATTCAGATATTCAAAATATTACACAATTAGTAAAATCACAATTAATTAATATTGTTTTTATTCCTATGCTTATTCTTATTATTTATAATGTATACTATTTTTTATGCTATAAAGATTGTTATGATGAAAAATGTAGTTCCTATAATGAATTTCCCAAATTAGAAGAATGGATTTTTAACATGTTAGGTATTACACGTGAAAATCAACCAACCTTTATTTTTGATTTTTTATTTGATTTATTTTTTAAACCTATAAAATTTATATATACATTTTTTAATTCAATTAAACCTACAATAATGGAATGGAATAATAGTTTCCCTTATCTATTTTTTGTTGGTTTGGTTGCTATTATTACACCTCTTTTTATGCAATATAGAAATGATATTATTAAGATTATATCATCTATATTATTTTTACAACTACCAGATGCAAATTATAGTTGGTACTCGGTTGCAATTATTAGTGCTTCATTATTTTTAGTTTTTCTACAAAGAATATGGGGGATATTATTTATAAGAAATCAAACTGATCCTGATGGGAATTTAAAGCCAAGATTATGGGCAGAATGGATATCTGGAAAAACAGAAAAAGTACCATTGAGTCCCTTTTCACATATTGCACGTGGAATTTTTACAGTTTTATATTGGGTATTTAAAGGATTAGCAACTTGGTCAATTGTATCATTATCTGTATATCCAATTGTTTTATATACATTTTTTATAGGATTGTTTGGAATTTGGAACAATAGTAAACGTGGGTTTAATCCACAATTTAATGAAAAATCCGGAGAAAAATGGCAGGAAATAAATGATTTTATATTTAAAAAATTATTAGAACGTATAGATGATAATGATAATCCTATTTATACGAATATAAAAAATGCAGGAAAAAATTTTTTATCATTTATAATATTATTTTTATCAGAATTAATAATTATTGGTATACTAATGACTGCCATGGGACAATATGGTGAATCATCTATATTAACAAAATATAGCAATATAAGAAATGTGTTATTTATCTCAAATGCTGTTATTATTGGTATTATTCTTGGTTGGTGTGGAATGCAATGGTTTTTTACATATGGACATTATTTTGACAAAATGAGGGATTCACCTATAAATAATATTTCTACTTCATCACCATTATCCGAGAATAAAACATTTATTAACATTTGGAAACAAGCATTAGATATCGAATCATTTTTGTAATGTTTCAGATAGTTTTGTTACTCTATTTGTAAATTCTACAACAAGTTTTCTAATATCATTCACATTTTCTCTTAATTTTTTTAATCGTTTTAGGTGTTTATTCATATAATACATAGTTTTACAACTACTAACATTTACACCTTCGTAGTCGACATTGTTACTTATAATTTGTAATGTTTGTTCTTCATATTCAGGTAGATCGCATGTGTCATTGATAACTATATGTTCAGGTTTAGTTACATATTCAAGCTTACGTTCACATACAGGTTCACGTAGAGGTTCACAGACACGTTCACATTCGACAACGGCTTCACAATCATTCTCACTTTCATCCAAAGAAAGAAGTGATATTTCAGAACAATTATCATAGTCTGTAGAGATGGAATTAGATTTCGAAGTAGAATATTCTGATTCAATTTCCTCATTTTCTTTATTATTCAATTCAATCAATTCAATATCTTGTTTTATTTCAAGATAATAAGAATCTAAAGAAAATCCATAATTATCTTTTAAATCTATAACATTATTTAATAAATGATATAATGGAATAACAGTATAATAATCATTTATATTATCACGTTTAGTAAATATATTTTTGTATTCATCTTCAATATATTGTTGAATAGATGATTCAAATGAAATATATTTTTCTTGATCTATATTATTTTGTGAAATAGCAATTTTACATATATGTACTAGAATATCATTTGAACAATGTATATGTATATCATATTTTTTACAACAATTACCTCCTATTTCTAAACAGGTTCGCGTTAATTTATTATAAATAATTGCACTATGCTTTACTTTATCACCACAAATACAATCAATTACTTTGAATTGTTTAAAAATCATAACCCATTCTTTTATTGCATCATCAAATAGTTCACTTTTTGATGTTTCTATTATTTTTTTTTCAAAAAGTGCAATTTTATTCATTTTTTCTTTATATAATTCTATTCTATTATTTATTTTGTTTTATTAATTAAAACAATAAATGATGAAAACATTATAAAAATAACAATACATTATTTTTATAATATGGGAAAAATCAAGAATTCAAAATCAACAAAAACACCTAAAAAATATTATCCTTTTGTTTCTGTTTGTACACCTACATTTAATAGGCGACCTTTTATTCAAACCATGTTTGAATGTTTTAAAAATCAAACATATCCAAAAGATCGTATTGAATGGATTATTGTGGATGATGGAACAGATAATATTTCCGATTTAATACATGCTTCAGGAATATCACAAATCCGTTATTTTCGCGAAGATAAAAAGATGTCTTTGGGACAAAAAAGAAATTATATGCATTCATTTGTAAAAGGATCAATTATTGTTTATATGGATGATGATGATTATTATCCACCTGAAAGAGTATCACATGCTGTAGAAAGGCTACAAGAGAATCGAACTGCTATGTGTGCTGGATCATCGGAAATTTATATTTATTTCAAACATATTCAGAAAATGTATCAGGCAGGACCTTATGGTCCTAATCATGCAACTGCAGGAACATTTGCATTCCGTACCGAACTGTTAAAAGAAACACGATATCAAGACGAAGCAGCTTTAGCCGAAGAAAAGCATTTTTTGAAAGATTATACTATTCCATTTGTTCAATTAGACCCAATGAAAACAATTTTGGTATTTTCCCATGAGCATAATACATTTGATAAAAGGAAATTATTGGATAATGTACATCCTGATTTTTTCAAAGAATCAACAAAAACTGTGGATTTATTTATTCGTAAACCAAGTGAATCTGGAATTCGCAAATTTTTTATGGAAGATATAGATAAGTTGCTTGTAAATTATGAACCAGGTGAACCTAAAATGAAACCTGATGTTTTAGTTCAAATTAAAAAAATAGATGAAGAACGAAAAAAAATGCAACAACAAAATGGAAATGGATCTGGACCTCAAATTATGGTAAATCAACCTGGTCAACCTGCAAGAGCATTATCAACAGAAGAAATCATGCAATTATTAAATCAACAAATTGAACAAATAAAAATGTTAACAGTGAAAAAGGAGGAATTGGAAAATATGGTGGCAAATATACAAAGACAGTTGGCTGAATCTTATAAGAATAAATCTTCTCAAGAAAATATTCAAAAAGTAGAAGTGGTTGAAACAAAAAAACCTGAATTTGAACAATTTCTATTAGATCGAATCACTGAATTAGAAAATGAAAATAGCGAATTAAAAAAGGTCATTAAAAATGATACTCATAAAATACCTATTGTAAAATCTAAAACAGATCCTGAAGTTGTTATAAATATGTAAATTATTTTTTATCTTTTATTTATTCATTTTTACAATATAAAAATGAATAAATGATTACTTATTTTCTAGATTTCTTAGATTTTCTATTTTTCTTCGATTTTCCACCTTCAATTTCTTCTATTCTACTACTTTTTTGAGTTAATCTGAATTTTCTATATGTTAAATATGATATAGATCCTTGTATTAATCGAATACCATATGTTGCTATATTAGTAGTTTGTGTCATAGCTAAAGCTGTTTTAGTTGTAAATAATGCTATCTGTGTTTTTGCATCATTTGCAGCCTTTTCACTCAATAATAATGAAGTTTGCATAATGCATGCATTCGATGATGTTGGATCTGTAAATGTAAACATTGTTTCTAATGCTCCAAGTATTCCTTCATTTTGTGTAACACAATTTGTTGTAAGAGTAGAAACTGAATCTGTGACTATTTTTTTAATAGCTCCAGAAAAAACATTAATCATACGAGCCTGTTGTCCTATTAAAAGTCTACTACTAATTCCTGTAAATACACTCCAAAAATAATATATAAAACTCACATCTTCTTCTGGAACACCTTTTAAAGCATCTTGTGCAGCTTTTTGTACTTCTTCTGATAGATCACTTAGATTCTCAGTTGCGGTTAATTCACATATGGTTGTAGTAAATTTAATATATGAAATATATAATAATATTACACCAATTAAAAACATAAGAGTGACTGCCAAATCAACAAACATTCCTGATTTTGGCCTTTTGCTTTGTTTTCTATCATCATAAATATCCAATTCTTTACTACCTCCTGTTAATTTGTTTGATTTTCGAACATGTGAATACATAGAATTAAGTAACGTAGTGAATTTTTCCTTATCGAAATCCATACCCTCTTTTTTACATAATTCGGTTAATGTTTCACAAACATCGTCTATCACTTTGTTATCATATTCAGTAAATTTCACATGATCTTTATCAGATTTGGCAAAGAATACAAGTGTTTCTTCAAGTGAATAATTCAAACATTCATTAGAACTATTTTTTCTAGAAGAACTTTTTCTAGAAGAACTCTTTGTAATACTCATATTATATATATATACGTAATATTTTTTACACCGATGAACATTTAAAATGGGACAAACCGCCTATGGAGGTTTGCCTATTTAATTGATTTATTGATAACAGTTGCCCTTAAATCTCTAGTGGGACAACCTTTGGTTGTCCCATTATAAATATTCAAGGGTGTATATATAAAATATTATTCCTAAATGACTTTTACACATCGCATAAACTACTCCTCTATATCACTCTCATCTTCTTCTGTTATAGACACATCCTTTTTTACATTTTTATCCAAATAACGGTAAATTCTCTTAATATCTAATTTACTAATATTATAGTTCTCAAAAATAGATTCAATTTCTGACAATCTCTCATTTTTCTGGTAAAATTGAGAACCAAAAAACAAGCGTAGCTCTTGAAAAAGAGCTATTAAATCCTTCTTATCCATATGCAATTCCTGACATAAATTATAAATAAACAAAATGTTATTATATTCTGTGGAATATTTTGTAAGAACTTTTGTAAAACGTATTTCATCGCATTTCATATTTGAATTGCCAAAGTTTTTATGATAAAGATGATTATTATAAAAAGTTTTAATAAGAGAACTCATTTCATTAAATTGCCATATTTGATTTTGAAATGTAATTCGATCAATATAATCCGAAAAACAAATATTATCTAAAATTTCTAAATAAAAAGGGATTGAATGATGATTTGATAGACGGGATAAAATATCAACAATATTTTCATGCCATAAAAGAGCTACTATTGTTCGATCCGTATCATTAATTATTTTCGAATGTTGTTGAAATGAAAGATCTGTTGTTAATAAACGATTTGTTATTTTTTTAGAATCCTCATTAAATGTTTTTAAATAAAAAAAGGAGAACAATGATTCTTCAATATTTGGATCTTTATCATATATTTTTTTAATAAAAGCCAGTTTTCTTAAATCACCTTGAATATATTCCAACATTTTTTCATATAGATCTACCTCTTTTTCAAGGACATTTTTTTGACAAATGTTCAATAAAGGCATTTGATCATTTATAATAGAAGTAATTTGAGTTCTAGTGATTTGTTTTAATTCGAAAATGTGACATACTTTCATTAATTCTTTTATTTTTTTATCTACATAATAATTCCCAATACAAATGATTGGATTAAGTGTCTGATGTTCTAATTTTTGTTTTTTTGTCTTCTTTTGTCTTATTAATTTTATAAGAGATGTAATACCCCCTTTGTCACCATTGTTCATTCCATCAATTTCATCCATTATGATTGCTATTTTTTTGGGTGTTTTTTTCATCATATGGAGAACATTTTGCGATCCAATGCTATTTGATGTAATTGTATCAATAAGTGCTTTATTACGAATATCACCAGCATCATATTTAATAATATCATAATTCAATTCATTCAAAATTTCGGTAATAAAATGGGTTTTTCCACAACCAGGAGAACCATAAATATAAATCCCCTTTTTAAATTGAATATTTTTACAATTTTCTTCATAATTTGATAAAATATTTTTAATTTCTTGAACAATTGGTTCTCTTTCTAAGAATTTATTCATTTATTTATATTGAAAGGATCATTTTATATTTTCTTTTTAACGAATAGTATTATTACCTCCAAAATAAAGAGTTACAAAAGAATCATATTGTATTTTTATATGCAATATGATTTATCTATTTTTTATCCTGTATTTGTTAACATTTTACAATAAAAGTCGGAACTGTTACTACGAAGTGCCTAGAAAATAACATCATATATGAAGTGGATTTTGTCTAGAAAAAGGGTTAATGATCTATAGATCTAAGTTCTCTTATTTCATTTTCAAGATATTCGATTCTTGGTATTAATTTCTTTAATTCTTTGACTTCTTTCACTAATAGTGTAATGATTGCAGTGTAATTGACAGATTGGAACTTTTCTGCATCTTTCTCACCTTCTACCATGAAAGGATAAATGGCTTGTATTTCATGGGCTAAGAAACCCAAATCGGTCTTATTTGATAATATATTTTTGTATTGAATAGGTCTCAATTGATCCACTGTAAAACTGTCATTCAATTGTTGTGGGTTCTCTTTAATACGATAATCTGAAAGGGTTGTTAATGAAATAGCAGTAATACCTCCTGAACCTCCTACAAAAAGATTACCACCAATTCCCACACCACCTACAACTTGTAATGCACCTGTGATAGTACCTCCACTAGTATTAGTTGTACATGGGTTTGTTCCTGGAATATAAACATATTCAGTTGATGTTCCCATCATAATTTGATTGTTATCTGTAGGTTCTGCATTATATCCAATTCCTGTAGATTGAAAGGTTGTTGTTTGACCACCATTGAAAGTACCCCAACCTAATGCTGTATTATTAGAACCAGTTGTAATTGAATTCAATGTATTATATCCAATAGCTGTATTATTAATACCAGTAGTAACTGAAGCTAATGTATTATATCCAACACCTGTATTTTGATTTGTAACTGATTGTAATTGAATAAGACCTTTAGTATTTGTTATGTTAACTGATCCGCTAATATCTAATGGATATTGTGGATTTGAATTACCTATACCTACACTTCCAGAAGTGTAATAAATATTTTGTGGGGTCGCTATAACTGATGACCAAATACTAGGTCCAGTAGGTCCTATAGATCCAGTTGCTCCAGTATTAGTTGCAATTCCATCTATTCCTTGTGGACCAGTAGGTCCTGTTCTTCCTGTAGGTCCTGTAGGTCCTGTAGGTCCTGTTCCTATTGGACCAGTAGGTCCTGTTCCTATTGGACCAGTAGGTCCGGTTAGTCCTGTTGTTCCTGTAGGTCCTGTTGGTCCTGTTCCAATTGGTCCCGTAGGTCCAGTAGGTCCAGTAGGTCCAGTAGGTCCAGTAGTTCCGGTAATTCCTGTTGGTCCTGTTGGTCCTGTTCCTATTGGTCCTGTTGGTCCTGTTGGTCCTGTAGTACCTGTTGTTCCAGTAGGTCCTGTTCCAATTGGTCCTGTAGGTCCTGTATTTCCTGTATTTCCTGTAGGTCCTGTAGGTCCTGTTCTTCCTGTAGGACCAGTAGCACCAGTAGGACCAGTAGCACCAGTAGGACCTGTCATGCCTGTAGGTCCTGTAGGTCCTGTAGTACCAGTAGGTCCTGTAGGTCCTGTTCTTCCTGTATTACCTGTTCCAAGTGGACCAGTAGGTCCAGTGGCACCAGTCGTTGTTGCAGTTCCAGGTATTCCTTGTGGTCCAGTAGTACCAGTAGGTCCAGTAGTACCAGTAGCACCAGTATTTGTTGCAGTTCCGTCTATTCCTTGCGGACCAGTAGGTCCTGTAGGTCCAGTATTACCAGTAGAACCAGTAGAACCAGTATTTGTTGCAGTTCCATCTATTCCTTGCGGTCCAGTTGGGCCTGTTGTACCAGTTGGGCCTGTTATACCTGTAGTTCCTGTTGTACCAGTAGGTCCTGTTGTACCAGTAGGTCCTGTTGTACCAGTAGGTCCTGTTCCTATTGGACCAGTAGGTCCTGTTGTACCAGTAGGTCCTGTTGTACCAGTAGGTCCTGTAGGTCCTGTCATGCCTGTAGGTCCTGTAGGTCCTGTAGGTCCTGTAGGTCCTGTAGGTCCTGTAGGTCCTGTTCCAATTGGACCAGTATGTCCAGTAGGTCCAGTAGTACCTGTAGTACCTGTAGGTCCAGTAGGTCCAGTAGGTCCAGTAGCACCAGTATTTGTTGCAGTTCCAGGAATTCCTTGTGGTCCTGTAGTTCCTGTAGTTCCTGTATTTCCTGTAGGTCCTGTAGGTCCTGTAGATCCAACACCTAATGATCCTATTGATATTAAATCACATGTAAGACTACCAGCAGTAATTAAATTAAAATATACTTGTAATCCTGCATTTATTCCTGAAATAAGTTGTTTAATTGTTATTAATATTCCATTTTGATACCAATATACACATCCACCTGTTAATTGAATCGAAAAATAATCATTTGTAGTTAAAACAAGTCCGGTAAATCCAGATAGAACAGCATTGTTGTGATAAATGCTAAATGTAGAATCAGATGTTATATTAAAACCGTAATATTTACTTGTTCCAGTAGTTCGATCTCCAAAATAAATGAAATGTCCAGTCGTGCTAGTAATTTTATTTACACGGAATGAAAAATATGCATTATTTAATGTATAAATATCCAATGTTTTTATTGTTGCAGTAGTAGATCCTGTTGCAGTAAATGAGTTTGAACTATTTAATACTAATGATCCAGATGTAATACTATTTATATTAATACTAAAATTTGCTGCACCGTATTGTCCTGTAGGTCCTGTTGGTCCTGTTACACCCATTGGACCAGTAGGACCAGTAGGTCCTGTAGGTCCTGTTCTTCCAGTAGGTCCTGTAGGTCCAGTAGTACCTGTAGGTCCAGTAGTACCTGTAGGTCCAGTAGTACCTGTAGGTCCTGTTCCAATTGGTCCAGTAGGTCCAGTAGGTCCAGTAATACCAGTAGGTCCTGTTGTTCCAGTAGGTCCTGTTGTTCCAGTAGGTCCTGTTCCAATTGGTCCAGTAGGTCCAGTAGGTCCTGTAGGTCCTGTGATACCAGTAGGTCCTGTAGGTCCTGTAGGTCCGGTCATTCCAGTAGGTCCTGTTCTTCCAGTAGGTCCTGTAGCACCTGTAGCACCTGTAGGTCCTGTAGGTCCAGTCATTCCAGTAGGTCCTGTAGTTCCTGTAGCACCTGTAGGTCCTGTAGGTCCGGTCATTCCAGTAGGTCCTGTAGGTCCTGTAGGTCCTGTAGCACCTGTAGGTCCTGTAGGTCCAGTCATTCCAGTAGGTCCTGTTCTTCCAGTAGGTCCTGTAGTACCTGTAGTACCTGTTGGTCCAGTTATTCCTGTCATACCAGTAGGTCCTGTCATACCAGTAGGTCCTGTTGTTCCAGTAAGTCCAGTGGGTCCTGTAGGTCCTATCATTCCAGTAGGTCCTGTAGGTCCTGTAGGTCCTGTAGGTCCTGTAGGTCCTGTAGGTCCTGTTGTTCCTGTTCTTCCAGTAGGTCCTGTACCACCAGTATTACTTGCAATTCCTGGTAAACCAATAGGACCAGTCGGTCCAGTAAAACCAGTAGGTCCTGTACCACCAGTATTACTTGCAATTCCTGGTAAACCAATAGGACCAGTAGGACCAGTAATTCCAGTAGGTCCTGTTTGTCCTG